TGAACCTGATCTATCACCAGAAGAAAAAGCACAGATGCACGCACAACTAGTAGAATTATATAACCTAGAAGTAAAAGACAGAGACAGCGCAAGAAACAGAGAGGTAGAAATGATGAAGGCAGGCGCACAAGATTGGATGATGAATGTAACAGGTGCAGTAGGTTTGTTTGCATTTGTTTTCTTAATTATTGCAATAGTATTTATAACAGTACCTGAACACAATAAAGAATTAATGATTCATACTACAGGTATTGTAGAAGGTATAGTATTATCTATAGTAGGCTATTACTATGGAAGCATAGCTAAAAAAAGAAATTAGTATATTTAGCAAAATTTTATTTTGTGAAAAACCACAATAAACGTTTTAAAGATAAAAGCGGGAATCCACGTTACAGGTTAACAGAAGATGAAGCTGCTATAATTACCAAGTACAGAAGGATAAAACAAGAAGCTGAAAATTCAGGTTTAAGTGTTAATGATGTACATAGTGGTTGGATAAAATCAAAAGAAGCTAGTTTATACTTTAAGAATCCAGACCATAAACAACAAGATCACAAGAAACTATTCAAAGAACTTATAGAAGAAGTAAAGCAGTATGCACCTTACTATAATAAAATAGAAAGGCCAAAGGTTATTGAACCACATTTATTTTTCTGTTGTCCATCAGATATTCATATAGGTAAATTATGCAGAAGTTTTGTAAGTGGTGTAGAGTATAACAACCAAATAGCAGTACAACGTACTTTAGAAGGTGTTAGAGGTTGTATAAAGAAATCAGAAGGGTTTCATATTGATCAGGTTGTTTTATTGCTTTCAGGAGATTTATTGCACGTAGATGGTTTTCATAACAAAACTACTAAAGGTACATTTCAAGGTGAATTAGATGGTGTTTTTTCTGATCATTTTTTAATAGCAAAAAGGTTAATGGTGGAAGTAATTGAAATGTTATTAGATGTAGCAGATGTTGAGGTGCTTTTTACTGCTGGCAATCACGATCATTTAAGTGGTTGGTTAATGGCACAAGTATTACAAGCACATTTTAATTTATGTAGTAATGTATCTTGGAACATAGATTACACTATGAGAAAGTATTTTAAGTATGGTAAAACATTAATAGGTAGTTGTCACGGTCACGGAGTTAAGTGGGAAAGATTACCTATGATAATGGCAGATGAATGTAAATGGTGGAGTGAAACTAAATACAGGTATATGTTCACACAGCACGTACATCACAAATCTAGTAAAGGTGGTGATTATGTTGGTATGACTTTAGAAAGTTTAAGAAGTCCATCAGAAGCAGATTTTTACCACCACTCAAATGGTTATCAATCATCTAATAATAAAGCTATAGAATCTTTTCTATTTCACAAGCAACACGGGCAAGTAGCTAGGTTAACGCACCTATTTTAACATTCTATTGTTAATAAACTTTTTAATGTGTTTTGTTGTTTGTATTGTAATTATATATATATTTACACAAGTTCTTTTATTTATTGGGTTGAAATCAGCGAGGGTAGCCGATTATGAAATTGAGTTAGTAATTAGATACAGATATAGATACTAAAGAAAGCCAAAGTGATTAAAAAAACAGAGCGCAAGTAGTAAACTGACAAAAATGTAGGTTCTTGATTTAACCCAATAGATAAATAAAATAAAAACTAAATATGTTTCAAAATAAATATAATTGTGAATTTTGTGATAAGGAAATGACAGAAGAAGAATATAACTTTTGTGATATATGCCCTGATTGCAGAGATGAATACAATATAAACTAAAAACAAACAAATATGAAAACAATCAATTACACGACACGTACATTTTATGTACCAGCTAGTAAGATAGATACATTACTAGAATTTCAAGAGAAATGCAGAGCCAATGGCAGAAAGTCATATTCAGAGGTATTACTAGAACTAATGCAGCAGTACAATGGAAATAACTGAATACTACCGTCACATTCAAGATATGGAAGAATGGCAAGCATATTACTATTATACTTCACTACATTTTAGATTAAGAAAAATTATCAGACAAGCAAACTGGAATAAGAATGTTATTACACGTTTTGAATTAAACAACAATGACAAAGAGATTCACAGGCACAGGTTTGATAGATTACTAGAAGAACTAGAAGAAGTAGATAAGCATTGGAAAGAATTGCGTTATAATTATGATAGCAATAGAATAAATAAAATAAAACAACAATTAACTAAAATCAAAAATTATGGATATAAAACAAATAGCACAAAAGTACAACCTAAATAAAGAAGATTTTTGGGAACTTAAAAGAGGTACTAAATCAATGTGGATCATTACACACGATGCCTGCGAAAAGATAGCAGCTAAAGAAAACATTCAGTTTGGCGCACCTACAATCTTTAGAGATGATAATAAAGATATAGCAATGGTAGGAGATGCTAAAAGAGGTAACAAAGTTATCTGGAGTACAGGCGAAGCATCGCCAACTAACTGTAAGGCACCCTACCCTTTTGCAATGGCAGAAAAGAGATTAAAGGATAGATTAACACTTAAATTAATTAACGCATATGAATATGGCATCTATAGTGATGTAGAAGCTGATTCATTTAAAAAAGATTCAAAATGATACAGGATATAAAAACAGAATATGAAAAGCTGTTAGAACTAGTAAGAGAAAAACAGCAGATAGAAGAACAATGGAATGCAGCTATTACTAAATTCTACCAACAAAAATTAGAAGATTATGAAAAAGAATAGATTAAGTTATAGCGCATTATGTGCTTTTAAAAAATCACCTAACCACCTATTAAAATACTGGGAGGGTAAAACAAAAGTTACAGATGCAATGCAGTTTGGAAGTATTATTCATAAACTGTTATTGGAACCAGATTCATTTAATGATGATTATGCAGTGTTTGAGGGTGCAAGACGTGCAGGCAAAGAGTGGCAGGCATTTAAAGCTGCTAATGACAATAAACAGATCATTAAACTTTCAGAACTTGATGATGCTAATGCAATTGTGCAAAATGCTTTATTTCATCCTATATTTTGTAAACTAATGCAAAACAAGGTTCATACTGAAAAAGAAGTAACTTGGAATCACGCAGGAGTCAATTTTAAAGGCTTTGTAGACCTTGAAAGCTACATAGACGGTAAAACTATAGTTTGTGATATAAAAACTACTACAGATGCTGGTAAACGTTTTCAAAGGGATTTATTATATAATGATTATAAAATGCAAGCAGCTATGTATTTAGAAAACTATGATGATGCAGATTATTATATAATTGCAGTAGAAACTACATCACCTTATAACGTACAAGTATATAGATTAGGTTATAATATTATATCGCAAGGTTTTACAGAATATTGCAATCTTGTAGACAAATACAACAATTGGAATGGTGAACCAGTAGGTTATAGTGATGATATTATAGAAATAGAAGTAGAAGAACAAATATTAATTTAAAATAAACAACAATGAAAAAAGAAGAAATAATATCTGGCTTTGTGTTTACACATAAAGACTCTTGTGAAGATCTAATATGTATGATGCATAATTTTGATAATGATGATACAATAACTTATGCTATACACATTTATGATACATACAATCCTTATGGTACTTGGTATGGTAATGTATTAGAATTTAAAGAAAATAGTTTAATTCTTGATTATGATTATTTAGGCAAAACATTTGAACACGAAATATTTTATAAAGATTTAAATTTTATGATTGAAAATGGTGATAAAGTTTTAGGTTTGAATGAGGTGTATTTGACTAATGAAAAAACAAATAGAACTGTAAGGTCTTATGTATAATTAAAACAAACAACAATGAAAGAAAAAACAATATACTGTGGATCAGGAAAAGTAATGAATGAAAAGTGGTTAAAAGTAACCATCAATCCTGATAAACTAAAAGAACACATCCAAGAATACAATGGTAACAAGTTTATTAAACTTAATATTAATGTAAAAGATGAAGCTGATCAATATGGTAAAGATGTAGCCATTAGTGTAGATACTTGGAAGCCTGAAGAAAAGCAAGAAGCAACTAATGATTTGCCATTTTAGCAATGATAGAAGAATCAAATTATTTATTGAAAAAGGGTTTCAGTATGTCAGTCATACAAGGTTTATTAATGGAAGGTTACACACTACCAGAAATAGCTAAAGAACTTGATATGCGACCTGAAAGATTAGCTTTTGAATACAGGCCTGTAAAAAAGAACTTTAAGTATTTTGATTATGTACAAGCACCTGACAAGGTAGATGTTCATTTGGGTTACTGTTCATTTACCTTTGATGGTGTTTATACTTGGGATAGATTAAGTGAATCAGAAATAGAAGCATACAACAACTATGATGAAAAACACAAGGCATATTATGACTGAAAAAGAAAAAGTAGAAAAAAGTATAATTTATTTAAATAATAAATACGGTTGGAATCTTTATTCTTTAGATGATCAGTTTAGCCATTGGGATGCACAAAGTGCTGATATGATAGTAGAATTTAAGTTTAGAAATACATACTATCAAGATAAATATTTACAAGTAGATAAGTTTTATAATCTTTTGATGGCTGCTGATTACTATGATAAAATGCTATACTACATAGTGATAGATGATAAAGTAAATATATTTAATTTACTAACATTAAAAGATGAATTAATAAATTCTAAAGTCATAACACAATTAGCACCATACCAAACAGATTTTAATAAAACTAAAAAGGTTAATAAATATTTTTATATATTAAAACACGATCAACAAACAATATTATGAAAGAATTACCATACTTTAAATTTTACCCTAACCAATGGATAACAGGATCAATAATGTTTAAAGATTTAGATGTTCAAGGTGCATTTATGAAAATCTGCTGCTACTATTGGAGCAAAGAATGTAATGTTAGCAGAGATCAAATAAAATCATTAGTGCCAGACCATTGGAGTAAACTAATTGATAGTCAATTACTTAAGATACACAATGACAAAATAAAAATAAAATGGTTAGATGAACAATACGAGGAAAGAAAACTAGCACATCAAAAAAGATCAAATGCAGGTAGAAAAGGTGGGCTTGCCACACAAAACAAGCAAAGCTTAAGCAATGCCAAAGCATTAAAAAAAGATAAAATAAAAAAAGATAAATACGCAAATGATAATCTTTTACGTGTAAGTGATGAAGTTCAAAAACTACTGGATCAATGATACTACAGGACAAAGCAACAATACCATATTTAAAAGCATTTAAAGCTGGTAAAATTAAAAGGGGTATAGGCATTGGTTGCATATTAGATGATTACTTTTTATATAAAAAAGGTAATTTTAATATGTTTCTTGGTCTTGATAATGTGGGCAAAACTAATTTTATTTTATGGTATTTAACTGCATTAAGTAAATTGCATAAAAAGAAATGGTGTATTTGGTCAGGTGAAAACAATGCAGGACAATTAAAACGGGATATTATACAAATGTGGACAGGTGAAACAATAAAAGATTTAAATGAATATTTATTTTATCACGATGAAATAAGTAAGTATTTTAAATTTATTGATAATCGAAAACTGTATAATCATAAAGAACTGTTACAAATATTTGAAAAAGAAGAATGTGATGGCTGCTTAATTGATCCATACACAGGTATTAACCACGATAGAAGAATATCACAATTTGAGCGCAATTATCAAATATGTAACGATGTTAGGGAGTTTTGTAATAAAACTGGCAAGACAATGTTTATAGCAATGCATCCGCAAACTGAAGCTGCAAGACGTGTATATCCCGCAGATCATCAGTTAAATGGACATATACAACCACCAAGAAAAGCAGATTGTGAGGGTGGGCAGGTGTTTCCAAACAGGGTAGATAATTTCATATGTTTACACAGATTAATTTCCCACGATAAACTATGGATGATGACAGAAGTACACGTATATAAAATAAAGGATAAAGAAACAGGCGGTAAGCCTACAATGTTAAATGAGCCATTAAGATTTGATTATAACAGCGGATTAGGTTTTACAATAGGTGGTTTAAATGTATTAAAACAAAAACAATGAGATATAAATTTGATGATATTAAAAAGTTTATGGAGTTCAAAACTTGGACAGATAAGCAAAAGATAGATGAATTATTAAGAATAGATTGTAGTTTATATGCACATCTTGGTACAGATTCAACTAGAAACGAAAAGGATGAGGTTAAAAGAAAAAGCCTTGAAATATATAGAACAATAAAAACATTAAATAAAGATTTAGGGAATGAATTTTTATATATGGAAAACAAAAAGCAATAATATGGATACAATAGATATTACAATAACAAAGAACAAGTTGCAGATACTTATACTACAAGCACAAGAAAACATTAAAAAACAGGCAACCAATAGCAAGAAAGAAGCGTTAGATACATTAACAGATGCACATTCAACAATATGCTTTTTACAAGCTGCATTGGATAATTTACAGAAAAAAAACCTAATAGCAGAACAGAACAACATCAAGGCATACAGGCAGAATCAGCAACTAAAGAAAAAATTTAGTAATTTTGTATAGTATGAATTTATATATGATAAATTTAGATTATATATATTATGTAATGTTTGTAGTTTGTGTTGTATCATTTTTTGGTGGTATGTTAACACATTATTTATTTAATAGATAAGAATATGCCTAAACCAAAAGCAGGAGAAACAAGAAAAGATTTTATGATCAGGTGCATACCAGAAGTTATAAAAGAAGGTAAAAGCAAAGAACAAGCAGTAGCAATATGTAGTAGTTACTATGAAAACAAAAACTATGGCAAAGAAAAGATCAATGAATGAATTAAGGCAAACTAAAGAATACTACACACATCCTTATGAACCTGTAGTAAATGGTATTAAATACTTATGTGCTATATATCCTAATAACGCAGATTTAGGTGCAGCAATAAGAGAACACTTTCAAGTACACAAATGAAAATATTAAATTTATATGCTTGTCTTGGTGGCAATAGATACAAGTGGGATGAGGTTACAGATGTAGATGTTACTGCTGTAGAATTAGACCCTGAATGTGCAAGATTGTATCAAGAAAGATTTCCTAATGATAAAGTAATTGTAGCAGATGCACACCAGTATTTATTAGACCATTACAAAGAGTTTGATTTTATTTGGAGTTCACCACCTTGTCCTACTCATAGTAGAATTAATATATCAATGAAAACAAAACACAAAATGAGATACCCACAAATGGAATTATATCAAGAAATAATATTTTTAGATAATTTTTTTAATGGTAAATATTGTGTAGAAAATGTTATTCCATATTATGAACCACTAATACCTGCAAAGAAAAGAGGAAGACATCTTTACTGGACTAATTTCAACTTACCAAATAAATTAAGTGGTGTTAAAAATCCAGATTTTACAAGAGTCAAAAATCAAATAAAAGTTATGAGTGAATACCATAATTATGATTTTAATAATTATAAAGGTAAACAACCAAGAAGTAAAATGGCAAATAATTTAGTATACTATGAAGATGGTAAAATAATATTAGAAACTGCTGTAGGTATTACTAAAAAAGAGAATGTAAAACAAAAATCTATATTTGATGAATGCTAATAAAAAAGGCAAAAGGTTTGAATTAAAAGTGGCAAAGTATTTAGCTGAAAAGCTAAAAGCTAATATTAGAAGAACGCCTAATAGCGGTGGTTTATCTATGAAAGGTGATATCTTGTGCATTGATGATAATAGTATATTGTCAGAGTTTAACTGGGAATGCAAGAACCAAGAAAAATTAAACATATGGAAAGCACTTGAACAAAGCAGGAATGATTGTTTAGGTAATGCAAAGATGCCTGTGGTATGTTTTACTAAAAACTTTGAACGTGATTACGTTGCAATAGAATTAGATGATTTTGTAAATCTGTTAATAGAAGTTGAAGAAGGTCGAGCTAAATAATATATTGGAACACCTTGCACTTCACCATAATGATTTTTGTGAAATTGCGAACAATTTACTATATAAGAAAGATAAGAAAGTTGTACAAGATGTTGTACAAGAAATGTATATTAAACTATATGAACAAGTACACGATGGTAAACTAGAAACACAACAATTAATAATAAATGATAAACCACACTATGGTATAATAAAAAGAACTATAGAAAGAATAATACAAGAAACTGCAAACATAGAAAACAGAATACCTAAAGATGAAAACGCAGTAATAAAAAACATAGTAGAAGAAAACGAATTTGAACTAGAAGAATTTAATAATAAGGTGCTAGATATTCTAAATGGAATGTATTGGTTTGATCGTAAATTATTTACGTTATATGTTAAGCAATTTAACAGCATAAGAAAGTTGGCAAAGGAAACAAGATTAGGACACGTTACAGTATACAATACAATTAAAAGGGCAAAGAAGAACATTAAAAAAAAATTATATGAAAAGTAAAAAGAAATCAAAAGGTCTTGGAGATACAATAGAAAAGATAACAAAAGCAACAGGCATTAAAGCCGGTGTAGATTATGTTTTTGATAAACTGGGTGTAGATTGCGGATGTGAAGCAAGAAAAGAAAAGTTAAATAAACTGTTCCCATACAAAAAACCTGAATGCTTAAACGCAGAAGAATATGAAACACTTAAAGATATATTTAAACACATTAATAATAGAGTAGGCCCTACAGAACAATCAGCACTATTAAAAATACATAATAGAATATTCAATCAACATAGAGAAATGTCCACCTGTGGTAGTTGTGTAAAAGAACTAGTAGATACAATGAGAAAACTATTTAATGAGTATGAATACGAACAAGAAACACAAACTGAAGAAGGAAGCTGAAGATAAATTAAGACAGTATCTTAATGAATATGAATTAGCTATAAAGAATCTTGGTTTAGATAAACAAAATAACGAGAATAAAACGAGACATAATGGCGAATGAAGAAAACTTAAAACCCTTTGTAAAGGGCAATAAATTTGGTAAGGGCAGGCCAAAGGGAAGTAAGAATAGAAGCACTATAATTCGTGAAATGTTAGATATGATGGTGCAAGTAAAAGATGATGAAGGAAATGATGTATGGCAATCTAATGAATACAGAATGGTGCAAGCTATGATAACCAAAGCAATAGAAAAGCAGGATGTAGCAGCTTTTAATTCTATTATGGATAATGTATATGGCAAGTTAAAAGATACTGTAGATATGCACACTACAGAACAAGTTAACCACGATTTTAGAAAACTAATTGCAGGAATTAAAGCTACACAATAAGTATCTTGTACTTGATGAATCTAAAGCTAGGTATTTTATTATTACTGGTGGTAGAGGTTCAGGTAAATCATTTGCAATAAATACCATACTGCTACTGCTAACATATCAGGCAGGTCACACTATACTATTTACACGTTACACTTTACGTTCTGCATCTATATCTATCATACCTGAATTTATAGAAAAGATTGAAATGTTAAATAAAGTTGATGATTTTAAAATAACTAAAGATGAAATCATTAACAAAGGTAATGGTAGTAAGATAATATTTAGAGGTATTAAAACCTCATCAGGTGATCAAACAGCTAATCTTAAATCATTGCAAGGTATTACCACTTGGGTAATGGATGAAGCAGAAGAATTAGTAGATGAGGATACTTTTGATAAAATAGACTTAAGTGTTAGAAACAAAGCACAAGAGAATAGAATTATACTAATATTAAATCCAACAACTAAAGAACATTTTATTTATCAAAGGTGGTATGAAGGCAGAGGTGTACAAGCTGGCAGTAATATCACAAAAGATGATACTACCTATATACATACAACCTATTTAGATAACAAAGAAAACTTGAGTGCTAGCTACATACAGCAAATAGAAAGTATGAAGCAAAGAAGGCCAGATAGATTTAAGCATACTATACAAGGTGCTTGGCTAGATAAAGCAGAAGGTGTTATATATTCTAATTGGAGTATAGGTGAGTTTAAGTATATTAATAAAGTTGTTTATGGCCAAGATTATGGTTTTAGCAATGATCCTAGCACATTGGTTAAAACAAGCATAGATAAAGAGAATAAAATTATTTATGTGAAGCTGTGTTTCTACCAAGCTAAACTTACAACAAGTGAACTAGCAAACCTAAATGTAAAGTATGCAGGTAATGATTTAATAGTAGGTGATAGTGCAGAACCTAGATTAATAAATGAGTTATCAAGACATTGTAATATAGTACCAGCTATAAAAGGACAAGGTTCAGTTACTTATGGTATTAGTATGATACAAGATTATGATTTGGTAATAGATAGTGATAGTACTGATTTAATTAAAGAACTTAACAACTATGTATGGTTAGAACGTAAATCACAAACACCAGTAGATAACTATAACCACGCATTGGATGCGTTGCGTTATGCAGTTAGTTATCAGTTACAAAGTGGTGGTGAATACTACATTTATTAAGCATTGCTTAAGCATTACTAAAGCATTAAGATAAGATAAGAAAAGATAAGAAAAGAAATATAAAAAAAAGTTGCAAAATGTTTTGTAGTTTATAATTATATTTATATATTTACATTGTAATTAATTAAAACAAGCAACTATGAAATCAATTTTTAAAACATTAGTAACTGAAATGACAAACAAAGAAACAGGTAAAGTAATAATTGACAAAACTTTATGTTCATTTCCATCAGAAGAAAGTATTAACAATCATTTAGAAATGCTTTTAAATAACTATAAACACAGCACTACTTACAATTACAATTTATATTATATAGAACCAACTGTTATTAAAAAAACTAAAACAGAAACAGTTTATAAAGCATAAAAAATGAAAGAGATTAAAAAACATATATATGTACACGAAATAATTACAATATTTGAAGATAGTGGTGAATTACATTTAGAATGTGAACAAGGTACAATTACGTTTAATATGCAAAACTTATTTAATGATATACCTATAATATATCAATATTGTTTAAATGATAATGAAAAGAATAGAAAAAGAATTATTGAAGAAATTAAAAAAATAAAATAAACAACATAAACAACTAAAATTAGAAGCTACTGTAACAGGTAGCTTTTTTTTTATATTTGTACATAACACTTTACACTTTTTTCTACATTATATATATATGAAAGTTACAATTAACATACCTGAATCATTAAGTGAAATAACACTAGCACAATACCAGAAGTGGTTAAAGATTAGTGATAAGAATGAAGATGATAATTTTTTAAAGCAGAAGATGATAGAAATCTTTTGTAACATACCATTAAAGCAAGTATTAAACATCAAAGCAAATGATATTGATACTATTGTAGAAGATATTAATAAACTGTTTTTATTAGAGCCTAAATTTAAAGATAGATTTGAATACAATGGTGTTGAGTTTGGTTTTATACCCAAGCTAGATGATATGAGCTTTGGTGAATACATTGATCTTGATACATACTTACCAGAATGGCAAACAATGCATAAAGCAATTAATGTATTATATAGGCCAATTAAATACAGTAGAAAAGAAAAGTATTTAATAGAAGAATATGAAAGCGCAGATAAATATGATATGAAAGAAGTAACACTTGACATTGTATTTGGATCACTTGTTTTTTTTTACAATTTAAAGAACGAATTATTGAACTGTATACTGAACTATTTACAAAATCAGACACCAGACAAATTGCAACAGCAGAAACTGGATTTAATGAAAAATGGTCTTGGTATCAATCAATCTATGGATTGGCGCAAGGTGATGTCAGGAGGTTTGATGAAGTTACAAAACTAAAGCTACATACTTGTTTGCAGTATCTAGCATTTGAAAAAGATAAAGCTGATCTACAGCAACAGATGTTTAAAAAGAAATGAAAAGAGAAGAAATATTAGAAAAGCTAATGGAACAAGAACTGGTAGAAAAACACGAATATGTAATTCTAGCAGATGGTTTTGAAGAAGCATTTGTAGGTGTAACAAGCAGCAAACCAATCAGAGCAGTATACAATTATTGGAAATGTCTACAGTTGTTAATGTTAGATGAAGATGCAGACTTTGATGAATCAATAGATTGGCTAGATGAATTTATTGAGGAAGATTTAGGCAAACACGCACCATTATATATAAAATCAATATGAGAAGTTTTTACAAAGTTATAGATACAATAAGAGATGTAGTTAAAGCAGAACCATTTAACCACGAAGTAACGTTTGGTGATATTGCAGATGTAGATTTAAAAAAACAGAGTTTATATCCACTTTGTCACATTACAGTTAATAGTGCTACAATACAAGATAATAATGTAGTACATAATATGACAATCTTTTTAATGGATGTTGTAGATATTAGCAACGAGCAAACACGTGATTATTTTCTAGGTAATGACAACAGGCAAGATATATTAAATACACAACTAGCACTAGCAACTAGAATAATACGAGTATTACAAAAAAGTGATACATACAGAAATGGTTTTGAATTAATAAATACTGCAACCTGTGAACCATTTACAGAGCGTTTTGACAATATGCTTGCAGGCTGGGCAGTAACATTTGATATAGGTACAACCACTGAAATGACTTATTGCTAATGAGCGAGTTTAGAAAGGCACTGGATAAATATGCGAAGTATGTGATACAGCAATCACGTTCTAATCTTACACGTAAAGGTCAAAAAGCAAGTGGCAAGTTATACCAGAGTTTAGGATATAAAATACAGGGCAGTAAAGTAAAGTTTGAAAGTGAAGAATATGGTGTTTATCAAGATCAGGGTGTAAAGGGTGCTAAATCAACTTATTCAGAAAGTAGTAAATCACCATTTAAATATACTAACAAAAGACCACCTAGTAGTGTGTTTGATAAGTGGAGTATTAAAAAAGGTATTGCACCAAGAGACAAAGAGGGCAGGTTTATTAATAGAAAATCATTAAACTATTTAATAGCTAGAAGCATATATAACAAAGGAATTAGAGCTACAATGTTTTTCACCAAACCATTTGAAAGAGGTTTAGATTTATACGGTGATGAAATAGTAGCAGGATACATAGAAGATAATTTTAAAATATGAGTACAATAATAAGAACAAGATCACCATTTTTCATTAGAACACCACAGGAATCAGATAGTAATTTAAATTACTTTCAAGCCATTGTAACAGTTCACGGTGGTTTGACAGGTTCAACTGAAATATGTGATGATCTTTATGCGACATTTACATTTAAGAAGAAACCTTTACCCAATGAAACTAGTGTAACATTTGAAATCAGTGAATTAGTAAATGATCATATAATTCAAACATATGACGGTACATTAAGTAATTCAGCACTTACACAATCTATATGGGTTGATGTGGTAACAAGTGCAAGACAATCGAATGGCACTATAATAGGTTCTGCAACTACAACAAGTTATTTAGCACAAGAAGGATTTAATAAATTCAAAGAAGGTGTTAACTACACTACTGAAGCATTAGTAATGTTAAGTGGTAGCTATTACGAATACCACAAGGGAAGCACATTGAGCTTACCAATAAACAAAGAAAAGGTAGCTTCTGTAAGTTTTAAATTTAATGGTTCAATCATAACCACAATTAACTTTACAGACAATGGAAACCAAAACCAAAAGATAGCTTATGCAAGTGCTTCAACCTCAACACAACAATATGATGAACTTTTAATAGTTGATGTTGGTGAGAATCAAACTACTATAACATTAAAAGAAATAGAAGAATGTAAATATCCAGTTCATAAAATAACTTTTTTAAATAGGTGGGGAGCATTACAGAATTTATTCTTTCATAAGAAATCAGTTGAAACATTAGAAACAAGAAACGAGAAATTTAATAGAAGTATATTTAAAGCTAGAAGTGTTTCACTTGAACCACCAGAAGAAGGCGAAGATTGCCAAGAAACAATTACATTTAATTCATACAGCACTACAGCACATTCTAAAAAGGTACATAATGCAAATGGTACAGAATCAATATTAT